CAATATAGGAGATAACATTGTTGACACAACTTCAACTCAGAAAGTTAAGAAAAATAATCGTAAAGTCGTGGAGGGTAGAAAAAAGAAATAGATTCGAACTCTACTGTTTACATTGGTCTAAAATTCGCAAACAAAAGGATAGACGAAGACGAAGATGTATGGCGAAATTATATCGAATGGAACAAGAAAGAATGTTGAGAACAGGAGAATTAAAATTAGTGGCCTAGCGTTTTAGATTACTAAATAATATATAACAGCCAATTTAATAAAGTATACCGTATGTGTATAGTCAAGTAAGAAACTGAGGCTGTTCTTTCCTCGTCTTCTTAATAGAAGATAGTTATATGATTAACAAATTTCATAAAAGGTAAAAAATGTCTGAAACAAGTACAACCGACCTGAAGATACAAATTGCAGGTCTAAAGAAAGATATACAGAATGTTAATAATCTCAATAATAGATTAGATATTGCTATTGAGAAATTAACAGATGTATCCACTTCTATAAAACAAATGTTAGCTGTACACGAAGAAAAGATTGCCAGACAAGAACAGATAGATGAAATTATTTTTGATAAGTTAAAGGAAAGAGCAACCGAGATTGACACGGTATATAAAGACCTTCAAAGAGAAATCCAACAAGTAGAAAAACGATTACTGGTAGAAATAAAGTCATTAAAGCTTGACTTTGGGGCCAGAGTTGGTATACTAGAGAAATACAGATGGATTATTATGGGCGGTGCAATAGTCATTGGCTTTATCCTCTCCAAGAATTTCGTTAAAATAATCGAAATGTTGTCTTAAAACCACGCTTGACTTTTAGTCAAGTTTAGTATATTATGGGTACTTGCTATGTCGAGTTATATTGATTTAAAATTTATTAATGATATTTCATCACGCCTTTCTCAATTTAAGAAGAAAGGTGACTACCTATTTAACTTTAGGTGTCCTCATTGTGGTGATTCTAAAAAGAACAGAACCAAGGCGAGAGCCTATTTTTATCGTGTAAAAAACGATATGTTCTTCAAATGTCATAATTGTAGTACCGGTCAAAACCTCGCAAATTTCATAAAGTTTATCGACCCCAAACTTTATGATGAATACCTACTAGAACGATATAAACGCTCGGCGCCATCAACGCCTAAGCCTAAGTTTGACTTTAAACCTGTAAAGTTTGAAGATAGAACTATATTGGATGATTATAAAAAGATTAGTGAATTGAGAAGTACACACCCAGCTAGACAATATCTAGTTGACAGAAAAATACCTAAAGAACATTTTAACAAGTTTTATCTTGTTGGAGAGTTTTTTAAACTTGTAGAAAAAATAAAACCAAATAGTTTTACAGTTAAGAATGACCATCCTAGATTAGTGATACCATTCTACGATACAACTGGAAAGTTATTTGCGTTTCAAGGTAGAGCATTTGGTAATGAACAACCGAAATATATTACGGTTAAGTTAGATGAAAGTAAAAGAAAAATTTATGGATTAGAAAGAGTGAATTTTCAACAACATATTCACATAGTAGAAGGCCCCATTGATTCGTTATTTGTTGATAACTGTTTAGCAATGGGTGGTGCAGATTTATTTTTTGATAGAGTACCTAACGACCAAGTGACATATATATTTGATAACGAACCTCGTAACAAAGAGATAGTTGAACGAATGTATAAAGTGATTGAAAAAGATTACAACTTGGTAGTGTGGCCTGAAGATATGCGACATAAAGACATCAACGATATGATTATTGCAGGACTTGACAAATCTGAAATACATGATATTATAAGTACCAACACTTGCAACAAACTAACTGCCTTGACAAGATTAAATCAATGGAAGAAAATTTAAGGGGATAATTAATGACAGAAAATATATTAGTAGAAAAAAGAAACGGCCGAGGTAAAGAACCTTTAAACATTGAAAAAATCCACGAAATGGTAGAATATGCTTGTGAAGATATTGCAGGTGTATCAGCATCACAAGTTGAGATGAATTCAGGCTTACAATTTTATGATGGTATTACAACAGACGAAATTCAACAAATTCTTATCAAGTCTGCTTCAGACTTAATTTCACTAGAACATCCTAATTATCAATTTGTTGCAGCTAGACTTTTATTGTTTAGTTTGCGAAAACAAGTTATTGGTAAACTATGGGACCACCCACATCTATTTGCTCATGTACAAAAAGGTGTAGATATTGGTGTTTATGACCAAGACATTTTGAAATGGTATGAGAAGAAAGATTTTGATAGAATGGAAAACTGGCTAGACCACGAAAGAGATTACGATTTCACATATGCTGGTCTAAGACAGGTTATTGACAAATATCTTGTACAAGATAGAAGTAACGGACAAGTCTTTGAAACTCCTCAATTTATGTATATGTTAATTGCGGCTACTATTTTCAAAGAATATCCAAATGGAAAGAGAATGACATATGTTAAAAAATATTATGATGCGATTTCAAAATTTAAACTCAACATTCCGACACCAGTTATGGCCGGTGTTAGAACACCTATTAGGCAGTATGCTTCTTGTGTTTTGGTTGATGTTGATGATACTTTGCCATCTATTTTCAGTAGTGATATGGCTATTGGCAACTATGTTGCACAAAGGGCTGGTATCGGTATTAACGCCGGACGAATCCGAGGAATCAATTCCAGAATTAGAGGCGGCGAGGTCCAGCACACAGGCGTTATACCTTTCCTCAAAAAATTCGAGGCAACGGTTAAGTGCTGTACTCAAAATGGTGTTCGTGGAGGGAGTGCAACGGTTCACTTCCCTATTTGGCACAAAGAAATAGAGGACATTATTGTTCTCAAAAACAACAAAGGTACGGAAGATAATAGAGTTAGAAAATTAGATTACTCTATTCAACTTTCAAAACTATTTTATGAAAGGTTTATTAATGACGAAGAAATCACCTTGTTCTCACCACACGAAGTGCCAGAGCTGTACGAAGCTTGGGGTACTCCCGAATTTGACGAACTATATGTCAAAGCGGAACGAAAAACGAGTATTAGCAAAAAGAAAGTTGGAGCACAAGAATTAATTTTTGATATGCTCAAAGAAAGAGCAGAAACAGGTCGTATCTATATTATGAATATCGACCATTGTAATACACATTCTAGTTTCAAAGATAGAATCTATATGTCTAATCTTTGCCAAGAAATTACATTACCTACTGACCCTATTCAACACATTGATGGTTCAGGTGAGATTGCTTTATGTATTTTAAGTGCAATCAATGTAGGTAAAATTAATAACATTGAAGAACTAGAACCTTTATGTGAACTTGCAGTAAGAAGTTTAGATGAGATTATTGACCATCAAAAATATCCAGTTGTGGCTGCCGAAGTATCTACTAAGGCAAGAAGGTCACTAGGTATTGGTTATATTGGTCTTGCACATTATCTAGCAAAGAATAAAGTAAAATATGCAGATAAAGAATCATTAAAACTTGTAGATGAATTAACAGAAGCATTCCAATTTTATCTATTGAAACATAGTAATGTACTTGCACAAGAAAAAGGCAAGTGCGAATACTTTGATAGAACAAAATATTCCGATGGTATTCTTCCTATTGATACTTACAAAAAAGAAGTTGATGAGCTTGTTAAGCGAAAACTCAGCTTTGATTGGGAGTGGTTAAGAAAGAAGATTAAAGAATATGGGCTACGACATAGCACACTCACAGCTCAAATGCCATCAGAATCCTCTAGTGTGGTTTCTAATGCTACAAACGGCATTGAACCACCTAGAGATTATTTAAGTGTAAAGAAATCTAAAAAAGGTACATTAAAACAGATTGTTCCACAATATCAGACATTGAAAAATAATTATACTTTATTATGGGATATGAAAGACAATGATGGATATATAAATATCGTTGCAGTAATGCAGAAATACTTTGACCAGGCTATATCTGGTAACTGGTCGTATAATCCTGAAAATTATGAAGATAATCAGGTGCCTGTATCAGTAATGGCACAAGATTTATTGAACACCTACAAATATGGGTGGAAGACTTCATATTATCAGAATACATATGACGCTAAGAAAGACCTTGATGAACCAGCACACCCTATGGGCTGGAAAGATAATGTAGAAGAAACAACTCAACCAGCAACTGTATTACAAGACGAAGAAAATTGTGATAGTTGCACAATATAAGGGAGCGTTATGGCATTTTTATGTGTAAATACGCCTCATATAGATGTGTTTGTCAAAAAAGAATACCTTTACGACCACCAAAAAGGACATGGTGAATTAGTTGAAGGAGTTTGGGTAACGGCAAAGTCTATACAAGGACGAGCATTGTATTTTGAAACATACTTACCTGAGTATGGTGCGTTATATGACAAACTACCAATATCCGCATTTGTGTGGAAAAAAGATTACAAAGGTGAAGTGCCTTTAACTGAGCTACAATTATGGGATTGTTTTAGTTATGATATTGCAATAGTAGAAAAGCAAATGATGACAGGCAATCAATGTAAGTATCTATCGCCTACCAAACAATGGTACAAAGGTTGGTATATGTTTACAATAGATAACTGTAATAGTACGAATATAGAAAGAAATGTGACTTATAGTGAAATACCATCACAACATAAGTCATTTAATATTTTAAAATTAGAGAACGGTTATTTTGCCGCTCAACCTAATAATAGAGTAATATTCTATGACAAGTCTTTAACTCCAAGTCAATTGAAGTTTCCAGACTTTAAGGTGTCCACCATGGAATATGCAGTAGAGGGTGAATTAAAGTGGACAGCTGGTGATGATGATAATTATTTTTACGAATTAAAAGAGAAAGAGGAAATGAAGTAATGGCTAGAAGTGTGTTTAACAAAGAAAAAGGATTGGATTTCACAAAGCAACCAATGTTTTTTGGACCTGAGTTGCAAGTGCAAAGATATGATGATATGAAATATCCTATCTTTGATAAACTCAACCAACAACAATTAGGTTATTTTTGGAGACCTGAAGAAGTATCTTTACAGAAAGATAGAAACGATTACTTACAATTAAACGAACAACAAAAGTTTATCTTTACAAGTAATTTAAAATATCAAACTATGTTAGATAGTGTTCAAGGTAGAGGTCCGTGTTTAGCCTTTTTACCATTCTGTTCATTACCTGAGTTAGAAGGATGTATTGTAACTTGGGATTTTATTGAAACAATCCATAGTAGAAGTTATACATACATTATTAAAAACTTATATGCTAATCCAGCTGAAGTGTTTGATACTATTATTGAAGATGAAAGAATTGAAAGAAGAAGTCAATCAGTTACCAAAACTTATGATGACTTAATTCATTTAGGTTATCAATGGTCATTAAATCCTGATAAAGTTGATATGTATGAACTGAAAAAGAAATTGTATCTTGCAATGGCAACAGTAAACATCTTAGAAGGCCTAAGGTTCTATGTATCATTTGCTTGTTCATTTGCATTTGGTGAATTAAAACTTTTAGAAGGTTCAGCAAAGATTATATCTTTTATTGCTAGAGATGAAAGTCAACACCTTGCAATGTCACAAACAGTTATTAATAACTGGAGAAACGGTGACGATAAAGATATGAGTAAGGTATTAAAAGATTGTGAAAAAGAAACTTATAAAATGTATGACGAAGCAGTTGAGGAGGAGAAGCGTTGGGCAACATATCTATTTTCCAAAGGAAGTATGATTGGTTTATCCGAAAAACTGTTACACCAGTTTGTAGAATATATGGCGAACAGACGAATGAAAGCAATCGGCCTGGATCCAAAGTACGACCAAAAAACAAATCCATTACCATGGGTAGACCATTGGTTGAACAGCCGAAGCCTACAGAACGCACCACAAGAAACAGAAATCGAAAGTTATGTGATTGGTGGTGTTAAACAAGATGTTAAGAAGGACCAATTTAAAAAGTTTAAACTATAATGATTAACGAGAAAAGACAAAAATCGTGTTCTTCCTGTGAAACTAAATATACCATTATATGGGATATTGAGGAACAAGACTTAGAACCTTTAACTTGCCCATTTTGTGGATATGAAGTTGAAGAACAGGAAGATGATGACGAAATCTGGACAAACGAAAACAGTAACGAAGACGATAGTTGGAATTGATTATAGTTTAACAAGTCCTGCCATATGTGTGAATATAGATGGCGATGCTGGATTAATGTTTTATTATTTGACCAATAAAAAGAAATGGTTTGGAATGATAAGTGAGGAGATAGTAGGTTATGAACATAAAGAATGGACTGACCCTATACAAAGATTCAAATACATATCTGATTTCGCATTGGATATTATTTCACCTCTCATCAATCCACAAGTTTATATTGAAGGCTATTCTTTTGGTTCAAAAGGTCAAGGAGTATTTCAGATTGCTGAGAACTGTGGCATTCTTAAATATAGATTACTGGACGAAAAGATTGGTTACAATACAGTTGTTCCCTCAGTTGTTAAAAAAGGAGCAACAGGCAAAGGTAATGCAGATAAAGATATGATGTACGAAGCCTTTGTTAGAGAAACAAAAATTGATTTGAAAAAACTATTTGATACAGATAAAGTAGGTAATCCTATTTCTGATATTGCAGATAGTTATTTCATACAAAAGGTTGGTTATGAAAATAGTATTAAGAGCACAAAAACATCCTGATAATATTTACGGCGATATTACAGAATTTGATTTATCAGAATTAAGATGTATGCCTACAGATGATTGGATAAAGAATAGAATTGATGAATTTGATTATAGAACTTCTTTTGAAAATAACGGCATGATTTATCCTATCACCGTTTCCCCTCACACCGAAGATTGGGTGCAAAATATAATCAAACAAAAAGTAAATGGCCAATGGAAAAAACCACATCATATATATGCTAATGGTGAGGTTAAACCAGGTCTATATGTACAGACAGGTAACAAAAGAGTTTTTTGGGCTAAAGAACAAGGTTACACACATATAGAAGGATATTTAATAAAAG